ATGGAATCAGACATTAGAAAGAGCAGCATTGGCGGAGCCGACGACAATGTGGTGAGCCAGAAAGTGGAAGAGCAGATAATGCTCAGAATCAAGGAACTCAAAGAAGAGCACCAACTGAAAAAGGTTTTTGCCATCGTCGTTGCGGGCGACGCGGCAACAGGCGAGCAAAACTTCTACATCGGCTACTTCAAACGGCCGAACATGCACGTGCTGGGCACTTACCTGAGTATGGTGCAGAAAGACGTGATACAGGCGGCAAGCAATCTCGCCAAACTGTGCTTCCTCGAAGGAGACAAAGAACTTATCAACGACGAGGACATCTTCTGCTACGGAACAATGGCACAACTGCCGCAAATAATAGAAAGCAGAGACAGCAAACTGCTAAAGCTATAAAGCGCTGCGAAACAGGAGGACTCAACCTGTTTCAGCAGCGCCTCGCACTACTTTGCCATTACTACCCGCAAATGAAACTCGAAGACATGACAGAAGAGGATTTCGCATTCTGGAGCAGCTGCGCGGAGTGGCTAAGCGCGTAGTCGCTCTCCATTATCCATTATCCATTATCCATTCTCCATTACAGATGAATCGTTTAGTTAGTTATTTCAATCTTACCAAGAAGACGGTGCAGGAATATGTGGCGGAAATATCACGCCACTGCCGCTATAAGAGTATGGTTACGCAGATGCCCGAGGGTGGGGTATTGGACGACCGCTCCCGCCTCATCGACCTCTACGACGCCTGTCTGATGCAAGATGCGCACCTCGCCGCCTGTATGCAAACTCTCTACTCCTATCTCACCGGCGACACCTATATGCTCGCCTCAAAACAGACGGGAGAGTGGGTGGCTGATGAAGAGCTGTCGGAGAAGGTGCAGGGGATGCTCTTCGAGAAAATCATACACGCCATCCTCGACGCGCGCTTCTACGGATACACCCTCCTCCACATAGTGTGCGACACCGACGGCGACAACCTCCTGAAAAGCGTGGAAGAGGTGGAACGGCGAAATGTGCTGCCCTCACAACACAGGGCAGTGAAAAGACAAGGGCAGTGGGCACCCGGATGGAACCTCCACTCCGCGCCGCTGAGCCGCAACTATGTGCTTATCGACACCGGCGGCCTCGGCATCTTCGCCACCACCACACCACTCGTGTTGGCAAAGAAATACACTGCGGCCAACTGGGTGAACCTCTGCCATACCTACAGCGAGCCGGTAATCCACGGCAAATGCGCATCGGAAGACAAAGCATCGCACGAACGCCTCGCCATGGCTATCGCCAACGCAGCGCAGAAGAAAGTGCTCGTCACAGGAACCGACGACAGCATCGACATAAAAACCTTCGGCACCAACACCTCCGACCGCCTCTTCCTCTCACTCATAGACAGCTATGCCAACTCCGAAATGTCAAACCTCATACTCGGAAGCAAGTCGATGGCGGGAGAACAACAGGCATACGTGGGAAGCGCAAAAGTGCACGAAGGCATCTTCATGGAAAGAATAAAAACTTATAGGGCATACGTCGAAAATGTAATCAACTCACAGGTCATGCCACTGCTGAGATACTGGAAAGGCGTTGCACCTTCACTGACGTTCAGGTACAAATTGAGAATTGAGAATTGAGAATTGAGAATTATGCGCCGTTCCGGCGCTCTCCATTGTCCATTATTCATTATGAAAAATTTCAGCGTAGGAACATTATCAGAACTGTCTGACGACATACGGGTGTCGGCAGACGAGAGTGTGAGCGCAATGCTCTTCGACCTTTACGGCTGGGAGGGAAGTCTCGACGACTATCCGCCCGCGGCCGACAACTTCGGAAAGGGCAAGGTAATGAAACTCTCAAGCCTTGAAGAGGCAGTGGCGGCAGGCATCACCACCGACATACTCTATGGGGTGCCATACTACCACATAAAATGCTTCTTCGACCTTGCCGGAAGCGATGCCGGGGTTTATGTGGCGATAGCTGACTGCCACAGCGACTTCAGCATCCTCGATGACATCGCACGGCTCTCCGGATATACCGTATTCCAGGCGGGGATATGGACGGAGCAGCCACTGTGGACACAAACCGACGAGTCGGCATGCACCCCCTCGCCTTTCCTCACCGCCTTGGCAGCCCACCTGCAAAAGATGTCGGAAGCCGTGGTGAGCGACATCTCCGTGGTGGTGAGCGGAGGAAGAGGGGAGGAGAGCGGCTCCGGCACCGACCTCACCGTGCTGCCCGACCTCACCTCGCTTCGCCAGCCGCGCCTCTCTGTGGTGTTGGGACAGCCAACCTCCGACGACCTGCACACCATGCAGCACGCCACCTCGCGCCTCACGCCGCCGGGGATGATAGGAAGGGTGATGGCACTGCTCACGCTCCTGCCGGCGGAAGACAGCATAGGGAGCGTGATGAAAGGCGACCTCAACAAAGCTGAGGACATCGACGACGCGGAGATAGGGTTCGGGAAAACCTCCGACGACTACACACCCGTGGGCGACATCACCGACAACCTCTACCGCTCGCTCGCAGAAAAGGCGTATATCATGCCACTGCGCTACGACGGCATAGAAACCGGACTGTTTCTCTCCGGCGACCCCACGGCAACCCGGGGAGACGTGAACACTATCAGTTTGGCAAGGGTGTTGCGCAAGGCGAAACGCATAGTTCTGCAAGCCCTCCTGCCATATATCAATGCCGACTGGCACGCCAACGGCGGACTCTCGAAGGCGGCGCAGGCGGAAATAAACGGCGCAGTGAGCGAAAGTCTCGCCGCACGACTGCTATGCGCCGACAAAGGCACACTGCAAGCGGAAAGCATCACCGTGACCGTCGATCCATCCACAACACTGCTCAGTGACGACGGCATCTCCCTCTCATTCGCCATTATACCATTGGGGCAAGAAAAGGAAATTCACTTGCGTGAACGCAGTGAATTTCCAATTGACAATTGACAATTGACAATTGACAATTATATCGCCGGAACGGCGATTTTAATTGTCCATTATCCATTTTCCATTATCCATTATGAAAAGTTTTATAGTCAGACAAGGGCAGAATCTTTATGACGTGGCACTGACACTCTATGGGTCGATAGAAGGCCTGTTCGACCTTATGATATGCAATCCCGGCCTCTCTTTCGATGAGCCGCCGGAGAAAGGCACGGAACTCTTTTACCACGAAGGTTTCTGCGTGAACAGCGACATTCGCGACTATATCGCAGAGAATATCGACAAGATAGCCAACGGCAACCACTACATCACCATAGAACATCAAGAAAACGAACATGAGCAGAACCTTAACAGAAATATACAATGAGGCAATCGAAGCCCGGCGGACACAGACCGAGGCCTTGGGAGGCATTACATGGAGCGACAGCAAACTGTCGGTCGTCAACATCCTCACCTTCGTCATGGCCGCGCTCATCTATACCTACGAGACAATCCTCGACGTGTTTGAATACGACATCGCCGTGCTGCTCTCGAAACGGGTCAACGGCACCGCGCCATACTACGCCGAAATCGCCAAGTATTTCCAGTTTGACGACGACACCGGAACAGCCGACAAACTCTTCTTCAACAGCGACACACTGCAGATAGAATACGAGGAGGTGAACGAGGACCACCGCATAATAACACGGTCGGCATACCAGTATTACCACAACGGCTACGACCTGACGCTGAAAGTGGCGAAAGACGCCGCCGACAGCACCACACCCGGCACCGCACTCTTCGAACCGCTCTCCACCGCGCAGCTCACGGCATTCAAAGCATATATCGACGAGATGAAATTCATCGGAAGCGCCATCGAGTGCATCAGTCTGCCAGGCGACCTGCTCACCATCAAAGCCACAGTGTATTACAACGACGACTATATCAACGAGACGCAGGCGTATGACAATATCGCAGCCTCCCTCACCACATACATACGGGGGCTCGACTACAACGCCACCGTGTATTACCAGAGCCTCATCGACGCAATACAGGATGCCGACTACGTGGTGAGCATCACAAGCGAGACGCTCATCACCATCGCCGCTTGGGACGACACCGCCTCCGACTACGGCACTCCGCAAACCCTCACCGACCGCATCACTGCAAGAAGCGGATACCTCACATTCATCAACACGCAAGGAGAGAGCATGCTCAATCTTACGCTGTTGAAGAACTCAACGGCGTAAGATTGAGCAATTGACAATTGACAATGGGCTTCGCCGACTTTCCTCACGCTCGGCAAAGTAAGCAAGCTTCCTTTGCCCTCGCTTATCGGAAAGTTGACAATTGACAATTAAAGCACCGTTCCGGTGCAAGCGGCGAAGCCGCAATTCTCCATTCTCCATTCTCCATTCGAAACGCCGGAACGGCGTATAATTCTCAATTCTCAATTCTCAAATCTCAATTCTCCATGCGTAATTATGATCTTAAAATAGAAAAGTGCGTGGGACGTTTGCTCCCCTGGTTTGTAAGGGGTCCCCTCGTGCAATCATTATTAGTAAGCATCGCCGTGCCATTGAGCCGTGCGCATGCCGGTTTTCTGTCGTGGGCGGCAGAGCGATTGGTGGAGGCGGTGATAGGCTGCCACACGATGCCTATGGAGTGGCTGCTCAAGCACAAGTTAGGCAGTTATTTTTCCGACCCGGAGGCGGAGTTTGTGGTGAGCACCATCGACCACGAGCATTTCTGCATGGCCGTGTGGAACGTGTCGGAAAGCCCCACCGGAGCCGTCTATGGCTGCTCCTGGCTCTTCGAGGACGACACCGAGGCGTGGGAACACGAGGACGAGGCGGCCTGCATAATGTATTATTCCGAACTCGGCGAGGGCTACAAACGGTTTATCATCACCGCGCCACTCATCGATGAGAGCCTTATCAGCTATGAGGATTATGAACAGCAAATCAGATATTGNNTAAGGGGGAAAACGAAAGGGATTGGAGGAGGTGAGGCGAAAATCGGGGCTAAGAGGTTGGAATGCAGAGAGTTGGATGGGAGAGAGGAAAAAGACGAAAAAAAAACGAAATGTTTAATTTGGTTTAATTTTGGTTTAATCGAGACGTAAAGGAAAAGGGATTGAGAGTGGGAAAAGTTTAATTCCTGTTTGCCGGGGCTTATCGCTCCGGCTTTTTTGTGCTCAAAATGATGTGAGAATGGCGGAAAGGAGATGGATGAAGCGGTTAAAAAGGCGGAGGCTAATGGAACTGAAAGACGGAGGATGAAGAGAGCGGAAAGGCTGATTTAGAATGAGTTGGAAGTGGATTAAAGCGGGATTTAAAGGGGCTTTGAATGGCTCTTTAAAGACGATGATACAGGCTGGACGGAAGCGAGGGAGAGAGAAAAACAAAGGCCGGAAAGAGGAAAAATGTGGGCGGAAAAGAGGGATATGAGGGCGAAATTGATGGGTGGATGTGGGGATGGATGAAGGGGGAGCGCGGCGAATCGGGGATGGACGGAAAAGGGGTGATTTTTGAGTTGGGGGGTCAGTTGGGGGGTCAAGTTGGGGGGTCATCGGATAAAAGTTGGGGGGTCAAATTCGTGTTTTGAGGATGCTTCGAGGGAGGGGGTGAAAGTGGGTTGCAGGCGGAATGGGAGGGGGTAAACGTATGTTTGGCGAGCAAGAAATATTTTGGGGATTCTGGCGCATGGAAAGACGGAAAAGGAGGTAAAAGAGTCGGAAAAAGAGCAGAAAAGGCGACCAAAGAGGATGAAAAAGAGCTGAAAAGGCGACCAATGAGGCGGAAAAAGAGCAGAAAAGACGGCCAAAGAGGATGAAAAAGAGCTGAAAAGGCGACCAAAGAGGATGAAAAAGAGCTGAAAAGGCGACCAATGAGGCTGAAAAAGGGCTGAAAAGGAGGCAAAAGAGGATGAAAAGAGGCAGAAAAGGGCGGAAAAATGATGAAAAATGGGCAGATAAGACGGAAAAATGACGGAAAAGAGGCTGAGAAGTGGGGGGTTTTGGACAAAAAAGGGGGTACACCTTATTTATATATAGGAGATGACTACAATTTGTAGCCGTTTGAAATGGAGGGAGGGGGGTGTCACCCTCTTCGGGGAGGATGCTCCGGGCGGAAAGGGAAAGGAAGAGGGATGCATTGCGGAGTGATCGCGGCGGCGATTGCCAGGAGGGAGCCCATTGGAGAGGTGGAATGGATGTGGCTTATGGGAAAGGGAGATTGCCGGGAGGGAGCCCATTGGAAAGGTGGAATGGATGCGGCTTATGGGAAAGGGAGATTGCCGGGAGGGAGCCCATTGGAAAGGCGAGAATGACCGGATCATCTGTGCGGTGGGTATGGTGGCAGCCCATCAGCGAGGTGGGATTGCGGGATGGTGTCGGCTCATCAGCGAGGTGGGTTTGCCGTGGGGCGGCAGCTAAATAGATGCTGACGTGCTTTTGGGTAATAAACTCTGCCGTGCCTTTTGAGACAATAGACTCTGCCGTGCTTTTGAGACAATAGACTCTGCCGTGCCTTTTGAGACAATAGATGCTGACGTGCTTTTGGGTAATAGACGCTGACGTGTTTTGGGTAATAGACGCTGACGTGCCTTTTGAGGTAATAGACTGTGATGTGTTTTTTGGGGATTAGATTAGATTGCATTGGCAGCTTGGAGGGATGCTTTGAGCTGCTCTATTTCTTGTGCCTGCTGCCTGATGATTGCGGCAAGCGCGCTGATGATTTGCTGGGGCGTGGCGTTAGGGCGGGCAGCTGCCATTTTATCTATTGCCTCTTTTGAGAAAGGATTCTCTTCGCGGAGCATTTCTCCGCGACCGGTGAGGAGCCAATCGGGATTAATATCATA